AAACGACCAAGATCGTGTTTTAGAAAATCAAGATATTTTCTATGTGCCAAAAGAAATGATGCACGGAGTTAAGGAAATAGAGGATTTAAAGTTGTCTATAACTTTTAACTTGCATAGTTAAACATACCACATCCAGGTATTATTTACATTACGAACATCTATATTATTTTTTCTAGCGTATTCTAGAATAGCATCTTGCACAGGAATAGTTTCCCAATCGTGTCCTGATACTATACCTCCTTTACGTACTTTTTTAGACCAACGTTCTATCAAAGGAATAATATTATCAATTTCGGTCCAGGCATCTAAGTACACAAAGTCTAAAGATTCGTCATCAATCTTTGTTGCTGCTATTTCTTCGTAATGTTCGACTAATTCTATTTTATCTTCTACACCTGACCATTTAATATTATGCTGTGCAGTAAGTTTTACCATACTGATATCTTTATCATCAAAAAATCTATCATAAATCGAATCGTAATATGGCTTAAATGCATCGATAGCATAAATTTTAGATATACTTTTACATTTTTGTGCTAATGATAAACTGCATTGTGCATAGTATGCACCTATCTCTGCACCAGTTAAATTTTCACCTAATGTATCTATTACGTAAACTAAATTTCCAGCATCAGTTCCGTTAAAATCATATGGAGTTGTATTGTTCATGTTATACCTTTAATGTTAAATTGCCAGAAACTGATATTCTATAATCGTCACTAGTAGTAAATGGAGTAACTGTATGCATTAGTTTGTTTGGAAACATTAACAATTTGCCTTCGTAACTTTTATCTACTGGCAGTGTATGTGTATGAATTCCTCCTAACACATCAGTATAAACAAATTGAAAACTTGCTGCTTTATTTTCAATTGCTTTACTTCCGGGAGAATTTTTATACTCGTCTTCAATGTCATATGGAATATTAGTCCATAATACAAAACTCATTATTCCTGAATGTCCGTGTAACGGATTAAATTCATTTTTTTGTTGAAAGTTAACCCATAGTCCGCCCAGTCCTATTGGAACGTTTCTATCGAGAAAGTCGAAGTTTTTTAGATAAGAAAACTCTCTATCGTAATCGTATAGTGCTTCCATTACATAAGGTTCTATAACACTTCTACTATCTTTAAGTATGAATTCTTTATCTATATGTCCTGCAAGAATATGGTTAGCAGGCTCTGCAGATTCAAAATCATTTTGTATAGTTCTAATTTCTTTTCTAACGTCTGCTAGTATGTCTCTAGGAACATCGCCTAGAAAGAACCCTAAATTGTAAAAATTATACAGCATTACTCTTTCATTGTCCTTTTAAGATTTTTCTTATGACGTCCTGTAAAACTACTATGGTAGCTATAAGACAAATGTATGTTATCCCATTCTTCTCTAGAAATTAAATGATTCTTAATTTTTAATCTTTTATCACTGAGGGGAATAATGTGTGTAATAATATCTTCAGAAAACAGTTCAATTCTTTTGTTTCTTCTTGGTAATAACATATTAACATGTGTACTATGTTGATCTTTATAGTTAACTATACCTGGAGGAACATTTAGATCAAGAAGTCTATCTCCTAAGTTCCAAGTAGCAGGTGCAAATAAAAAGTCAACGCCGGACTTTTCTTTTAACAGCCACGGAGACAACATTTTAACATGAATCATGTTTTCAAAGTTACCGTCAAATTGTTGTCTTGGATGATCAACTATAGGAAATACTTCATCTGCAGAAAATTGATATTTGTATTCGCCTGTATCTTTAGTTTCTAGAATTAAGTCTGCCCACATTGGGACACATAATCCTCTTTTATATAAAGATATTAGTCCGTCACATCTTTTTAATGTACCTGCTTGATATTTTATTCCGTTACCATTATCAACAGTAAAGGAATTGTGCATCTTTTTGTACCAGTTAGGCATTGCTTGACTTGCAGGCAGCACTGGAAAGTGCTTGTGTAATGCAGGATTAAATGTAAATGCATCAACAACAATAGTTGACGGCTTTATAAAAATATCAAACAACTAAATTTTCCTTTATTTTTTTAAGAACAATTTTGTTAGTTCTTGATTGCTTAAATCTTTTGTAACGATCTGCTAATGGAACAAATTTTTCCCATTGAGATGATGTTCCACATGTAGATGCTATTCTTTGCAACTCTGGAGTCATTTGAAATCTATGTAATTTAATTTTCTTTTCAGTCTCAAAAGAAACATATGCAAGAGGCTCGTCTTGTTCAAGTTTAAGTTCGTTGCCCCAAAGATTATATTCTAAGTTTATAACTCTAAACCAAGAACCTATGTTAAATTTTCCAGGAACAACTGAACCATATTTTTGATGTTTAGCAGGATGAAAAAATGGCGAAGTTAGCGACATTGTAATATCTTCATCACTAAAAAATAAAAAGCTCATTCCGTATGTTAATAGCGTAGTGCCGTTAATACAAGGCTTATGTACTATATCAGGTCTAATATAATCTTTACTATGAATGTTTACATTGTTTCCATCTACTATAAAATGGCTTTCTAATGGATTTTTAAGTATTACAGTTTTATTAGCAACATTCTGAAAAGCAGGACAAAAGAAAAAGTTATTTTCTTTAACATTTGTAATTCTTTCTTTTTGCCAAGCACTATAAAGTGTTTCAAGATCAGAATACATAATATTCCAATCTCTTTCAGCATCAAAAAATACTGGCGCCCAATATATATTGCTAATTCTATCTGCCATATTGTGTTCTTATTTCTCTAAGATATTGTTTGTGTGTAATTTTTGGTACAGTTTCATCTTTAATAATGTTATTTCTTACCATTTCATCTGCTTTAATTTTTAAAGTAATAGGCAATGCTTCGAATTCTTCCTTAATACTTTTAACATCAAATAAACTTAGTCCGTTTAGTATAAAAATATGATGATGTTCTGTAAAAAGCACATATCTCGATACTTTACTAAAGTCTTCTCTAACAGGAATTTTGTGTTTCCACATTGTTAATTTCTGTTTTAAAGAATCTGGTAATTTAAATCCTTTTAAATCTTTCCAAAATTGACTATTTTCTTTATTTGTTATATAGTGTAGTATAACAAAGTCTCTTATGTTTGTCAAGATATCATTAACCGATTCGTTATACTCTTTTATAACTACATCGTTATAATTAACAAGTTTGTGCATTAGTAAGAATGCTTGTTGTATGCTTGTTCCTATAGAAGTTGCTTCTAATGGTTCTACAAAACTTGCACTAAGTCCTACAGCACAACAGTTATTAACCCAAGGTGTATCAATGGCTCCGGGATCAAATTCAAACTGATTTCGTACTTCTATTTCGTGTCCTAAATAATCTTCAACTTCTTTTTTTGCTTGCTCTGGTGTGATATAGTTTTTGTCAAAAATATAACCATTGCCCCATCTCCCCCAAGTTGGGATTCTAAACATCCATCCTGAGTCCATAGCTCTTGCAATCGTCCACATATTGTAGTTTTCAGTATCAGGTGTTTGAAATACAATAGCACTATTCATTTTTAAATATTCAGAATAAGAGTTCCATTTTGCACCTAACTTGCCAATCAATAATCGTTTGAATCCTGTACTATCGATATAGAAATCATACTTGTATTCTCTTTTTCCTTTGATGGTGCTAATATTATTGTTTTCGTCTAGAGTAATATCTTCAATAATATCGTCGAACAATTCGATGCCAAATTCTTTTGCTTTGTTTTCTAACCAAATATTAAGACTATTAGTATTAAAATGGTATTGTCTAGTTACGAAATCGTTTTTATGTTTTAAAAACCATGCATTAACTTCGTTATCCCAGTTAAGTTTAGAACTTAGATGCTTTGACGACTTTCCTTCACCTATCAATTTTCCGTAAAGTAAACTGTACATAGCATTAGTAGAAGAATAATCATCGTGAATGCAATGTAGGTAATCTTCGTCGGCCCAGTTTTGAAACATTATTCCTGATTTCAGAGTTGCATCACATTGAGAAATAACTTCTTTAAAATCAACATCAATAAAATCAATAAAATCTGCCCAGTGTTCCGTAGAACCCTCACCTACCCCGATAATTCCTATCTTAGAAGATCGTATTAAATCTATTTTTCGATCAGGAAATCTTTTCTTCAAAATAAGGGCGGTAACAAACCCTGCTGTACCGCCTCCTACTATACATATTGATTTAGGATTTTTGCAAGTCATCCTTGATCACCTCAATTAAATGATTTAGACGTCTAATGTCATCGTTAACTGCGCATAACTGATATTGCATAACATCTGCGCCTTCACCTTCCATTATTAGTCCTTGCATCGAGATGAAAATTCCAGCCATTTTACAATACTTTGCAAATTCGCTGTCTTCCATATTATAAGTAGGTAATTCTTCTACTTTAAATCTTGCTTTAATTTGACGTGCTGGTTCACTTAATCCACTTTCTTCTAGGACCTTAGCAATTTCTGCAGCGGCCTCTTTGTGATCGTCAGATATTGTACCGTAATCAAATAAATGTTTTTTTATTGTCATAGTTTAAGCTCCTGTTTGATATAACTTTGGTATACCCAATATTGGGCGACCATCTAATTTATTTTTAAAAGGTCCTGATTCGTCATTATAGTGTAAGAATACTTGTGCATGATTTAGTCCATGAAATTTTTCTCTCCAGTGATCAACTTCGCAACCTCTGTAAATAATCATATCTCCTGGTTTTAGATGAATAGGAACACCGTCTGGGTCATTCTTTGTTTCAACATACATCGGCCAATCGTAACCTTCCCATTCTTCACCTTGAAGATTAGAAGTATTATATCCTAAACATAGTGTTGTACTAATTTCGCAACTTTCTCTATCTCTATGACGCTTTAATATTTCGCCTTGCTGATACAGTCTCCAATAACTATATGTAGGCATTACAGTATGTCCTGTGTATGCAGATATGGATCTAGCACTAGTTGCAAGTAGTGTATCCATAAACGGATCGCCATAACAATTATAACTAATTGGTGCTTGCTCGTCGCCAAATTGTCCATCCCATTCAGGTCTGTAATCTTGCTTTGCATTCATTTCCATAAAGTCTGCTCGCTGTGCTTTAACAATACAGTATTGATAAATTAAGCCAGCCATATTTTCGTCGATAAAACCTTTAATAACAAGATAATTGTTATCTTTAAAATATGCTCTTGTATTTTCATACAATTCATCGACACTAGCAGTATATGATGTAGTTTCTGCTGTTTGTTCTTCAACAGTTTCTTCAGTGTTATTTTCCATTTTCTTTTCCTATTCTATCATAGTTAGTATTAAAAAAGAATACTTGTGTTAGTCTACCAGTATCTTTGTCATGCCCAAAACCAGGCGTAACGCTACGATGGCATAAGTTTCCTTTAAACATTATTACTCTATTAAAAACATTACCAACAAATGTAATTAATTCCCATTCTCCGTCTAGTGTTTTAATTTCGTCTTGAGTACATATATAAACACCACTTTCTTTATGTCTATAAATTCCTGTACCTGAGTCTGCTGGCGCATTCGGAGTTAGATAAAGTATAGCAGTCCATTCATTAGGATCTACATGTATCCATGTTTCGTCGCCTTCAACACATAATTGAAATTTAGCATTATCGTTAGTTTGCCATTCGCCTGTGTAAATGTTTCTTGAATCATCCCACTCGAGTATTTCTTCATTTAAAATACTTTCGAATTTAGCTTTGACGTAACCTTGATAATCTCTATCAGCAGGGTCTGTTCTTACCCCAGGATAAAACTCCTCGTGTTTTGCATAATCAAGCACTGCTAATGCTGACTGTCTAACCCACATAGGATTTTCTAAGAAATCATCAATTACAATAGTACTTATATTCATTACTTAAATGGTTTTCCTAAATTCCACACAACTAAACTATAGCGTGTTCCTTTTGTTACTGGAGTAACGCAGTGATCGATAAAGGACGGAAAAACAATCATAGATCCTTGTGGACGTATTTCTTCACATTCGTGATATCTATCGCCAACAGAATGAGGACCAAAATCAAATTTTAAATTACCGCCTTCGTAATCGCCTGGCGCATTTAAATTTATTGTACATGATATTTTTCTAACCTTACCAACCATTGCTTGATCAGTTACATATTTGTCAGGAAGCATACCATTCTCTTTCATCGGTGCAGGAGTCACGCCGTGAATATATCTTCTATACATTCCGTATTGATCGCTGTCTCCGTCTTTATGCCAACTATAAAATCCACCATGGCCGTCTTCTTTACCATGATATACTGTAAATTGTAGAGCTTCTGAATAGTCCCACTCAAAATCCCATCCGGCATCTCTATTTGCTTGATGTATCCAAGGATGAATAAGGTCATATAGCCATTGATCTGACATCCAGGTGATTTCGCTGTCTCTTACATAGACATCTTTTTCAGGATCGAGACCTTTCTCCCTTAAAGATTCAGCTGTTTCTTCGCCTTGTGGCTTTGCATCTGGCATCGCTTTTTTCTCTTTGTTGCCAAACGTATATGCATTTGTGTCATAGCCTTCTGACTTTTCTTTATCAATTTTTGCTATGCCGTAATCAATAATTCTCTGACAGGTCTCTGGTGGAATTATTGATTTAAAGTAATAATACGAGTTTCTTAGTTGCATGTTTTCCTTTTCCTGTCTAGAAAGTGTTATGCTATTACTTATTCGTTCAGATTGCTGTAAAATTTTTTTCTGGTTTTATCGAATAAATATAGTATAGAAGGATAAATTTATGGCATCGAACGCAGCACCAGTAGTAGATCGAATTAGAATTATACCTAGACCCGACGATTTTTTGAACAGAAATGTAGGGTCTAGTGGCGAGGTCTTTTTTGACAAAGCAAGTGACACATTACGACTGTACAATGGCAAAATTGCAGGCGGAATAGGCATTGCAAAAGCAGATCTTGCTAACGTTCAAGATAGCGTACTTACAACAAGACTTACTAATTTAGGTTATGTAGTTGGCGGCAGCGGCGGTACCGACCCAGATCCAACTGACGGAGCCAGTATTACTGTCGCTGATTCTGCACCAACAGATGCACAGGAAGGTGAATTATGGTTTGATACTGATTCGGGTGTATTATTTGTATACTACGGAGGATGGGTACAACCGTCTTACAACTATGTCGTTGATCAAGAAACTATTGACTCTTTTAGTCAAATATCAGTTGCAGGACAACCAACACTAACAGCTGACGGACAACAAGCACTAACACTAGTTGCTGGAAGTAATATTCAGTTAACTACAGATAGTAATTCAAATACTGTAACAATTACATCAACTGCATCAGGCGGAGGAGCAAGTTCTAACGGATTTGGTATAATATCTTTAAACGGCACTGCAACAGTAACGTCTGATCAAGCAAATGATACACTAGATTTTATACCAGGTACTGGCATAACAATAACTGAAAGTAACGGATCACTAACATTTACTTCAACTGCATCCGGCGGCGTTTCTAACTTTTCGCAATTAACAGATGTTTCAACAAGTGGCATCAATGTTTCTAGAATTTATGAAACAGCAGCAACAATGCTTAGAGTTGACAATGTAGGAACAAGTGCATACACATTCAATAGTCATTATAGTGGAAATAATCCAACCATTTATGCAATATCAGGAACAACTATTGCTTTCGACTTAACATTAATTGGTGGACATCCATTTGAACTTCGAGATAATACTCTTACAGCTCTTTCAACTAATATCGTTCACGTAGGAACAGACGGAACAGTTTCAACTGGAACAAACGCACAAGGACAAAGTTCAGGAGTTTTATATTGGAGAATTCCACAAGCTGGTGCAGGAACATATGTTTATCAATGCCAAACTCATGCAGCAATGTATGGAACTATTACTGTGAAAAATATAGCAACAATTTAGGAATAAAAGATGCCAATTACATTACCAAGTAGTCCAACATTAGATCAAACATACACAGACGGAAGTAATACGTGGAAGTGGTCGGGCGAATCTTGGCTTACACAACCGGCAGAAAATGTTGCATTTAATTCTTTAGAAGCAGGAACATTAGATGTTACTACGTCTCTAACTGCAAATGCACTAACTGCAAATACACTAGAAGTAACTAGTACATTAACTGTTGATTCAATAAACGTAACGGGTACTTCCACTGGAATTACTGTTAGTCAAGCATTAAACGATTTAACAGATGTACAAGCAGGTAGTCCTAGCGATGGCCAGGTTTTAAAATATATTAGTGGAACATGGCAACCAGCAAGTGACTTGTCAGGTGGCGGAGCAGGAGGCGGCCTAGGATTAACCGACCTAAGTGTTTCAGTACTTGATGCTTCTGGAAATGGAAACTTATCTTATAGTAATACAACAGGAACATTTAGTTATACTCCTGCTGATCTTAGTTCGTATGCAACTCAACAATATGTTGCTGACGAGATAGCTGCTATAGGCGTAACTTCTGCTGCTGGAAATACAACAGAAATACAGTACAATAGCGGAGGCGAATTTGCTGGTAGTTCATTTTTAACGTTCAATGATGTATCAGGCACATTAACTTCAACTTCTTTTTCAGGAACAAACGTAACAGCAACTAATGTTGATTCTACAACGATAAGTGCAACAGGACTAGTTGATTTTACAAACACAACAACTAGTACCAGTGCAACTACTGGAGCATTAGTAGTTACAGGCGGGGTCGGTATTTCAGGTAATTTAAATATTGCTGGAACTACAAACACTTTTACAGGCAGCACTACTAGTACTTCGATAAATACTGGTACAATCGTAGTTACAGGCGGCGTAGGAATATCGGATAATATGACTGTTGGTTCAAATGTTAGTGCTAGTACTGCACCTACACAAAACGAACATTTAACAAACAAGCAATATGTAGACGCAAAAATAATTGCTTTTAGTGTAGCATTTGGAGCGTAAGGAATAACATGGCAAAAAAATTAATAAAAAATTATGTTTTTAATCCAGGACTAGGCATAAACGAAAATGCTAGACCTAGTGCAGTAGAATTAGTAACACTGAATAAAGTTTTTATTCAGAAAGAAATATCAGCATATATTCAAGCTCAAATAGATGCCGGCAATACTGACTATACTGGAAAAACATATGACCTTGCAAAATGTGAACGAGATGCGGGTTACGTTATTGATGCTCTTATATTTGACTTAAGATACAATGGAAACGAAGAAACCAGACGTATATCAGGTTATTACTGGGATGGTGATGTCCCTCAAATACAAGGCAATAGAGTTGCAGAAATTGAATCCTATACCTATGCCAAAACTCTTATAAACACATATATCTTAACTAATACATCAGCACCAAATCCTTATCAAACATTAGCTGTCCAATATACAGACAGTGATTTAACTACAGAATCAGGAACTACAGCAAGAGTAACTACACTATTAGACGATGTTATTGATGTTATTTCAGGCGGATTAGATTCTCTGCCAAGTCTTACTATTGGTTTAGGTAGAATCGAATTATTAGGTAAGTTGCAACTAGAAGAATTACTAGTCATTACAAACGTAACAGATAACGAAGTAATATATAATTTTGCAGACCCTAGTTCAGGCGGCACAGTTAAATTTAATGCAGGGAACACTGAAGCATATCCTCAGGCATTTTCTATTAACGAAGGTACTACTGTAATAAACTTTAAACATACCACATCTTCGATGTCTTCTACAGATGACATTCAAATTTTTGTCGAAGATAAAGCACAAAAAGTACAAATGGCAGACATTAATACTGACGCTATGGAACGTATTAAAGTAGCTATTCCGCAAGCTATGCTCGATGCTGACTTTGAATATGGTTTGCAGCCTACTAAATGGCAGGCGATTGCAACAGAGAGAGGTTATCCTAGCACGTACGAGATTCCTGCATCAGATATTCCTGTAACATCTGTAACAACAGATGCATCTTCGGGATCTAGTGGAGTTGGTGCTAGTTTAATTACAGTAACAACACAAGCACCACATGCATTAGAGCTAGATGATGTTATTACTATTAGAGCACTTGCTTCTAGTGTTATAGGATTTAATCGAGCAGAAGGTACTTTTATTATTAACTCTGTTCCGAGTACAACAACATTTACATATTATGCTAAATCAAAAGTAGGTAATACCAATGGTGAGGTTCTTGCTACAGGAACAACGCAGTTAAGAAGAGCAGACTTTTATACAGGAGCTAATATTTCTAACCCTAGATTTAGTGTACCAACACAAGGTGGTTCAGGGTCATTTACTCTAGCATTAGATGCTCCTCTAAACGCTACTAACCTTACATTTGTCGGCAATGCTCCGCCTAACGGTATTGTGTTGTCAGGAACCGACATTCCAACAGGAACACAAGTTTCTGGTACATTCGGCGGTAATAATGTTAATGGTGTAGAAACAACAGCATATGTTGCTGATGACTTTACTAGTGGTAGTACTATTGAATTGGTTAGTACAACTGGTATTTCTCAAGGTATGATAGTTTCTGATGACGGAACTATTAACGGCACACAATCTGTAATAACAAGTATTTCTAATAACGTTCTTACTTTAGATAGACCCGTAACAGCAAACTATACAGGTGATAGACAATCATATACTGGTATTGTTTTAAGTTCTGCAAACTATGTTACAGGAACAGGAACAAATGCAACATTTGACGTTAATGATGTTGCAGGTGTATACGAAGCAGCAGTAAATGCTGGAGGTAGCGGATATGAAGTAGGCGATACGCTATTGATTCTAGGTACAGCACTTGGCGGCACAAGTCCTGCTAGTGATCTATATTTGTTAGTTGAAAATGTTACCGAACTAGGAGCAGTAACACAAGTCGGTATTCTTCAGCAAGCTGGTACTGTTGTTGCAGGAACATATACTGGGGTTGCATCTAGTCAAACTTCTCCACCAAATATCAGTAACGCATCAGTGTCAGTTACTAAGTTTTCTGGCACATATGAAGATAGTGCAGCAATTACAACAGGCGGTAGTGGCTTTGGAACTGGAATGAAATTTACAGTTGCTGGTACAAGTCTAGGCGGTGCAACACCTGCTAATGATGCAACTATTACAGTAGAAGCAGACGAAATAGGCGGAGCAGTATTTGGTTATGGTGCAACTGGTACTTCTGCTAGAGGCGACCAAATTAACATTTATGGCGGCGTTGCTATATCTCAAGGCAGTGATGCTCCGTTATCAAGTGGAGCAACTATAACATATTCAGGTGTTGCAACTATACAAGCTACTTTTGGCGAAGCACACGGTCTATTACCTGGAAGTGCAATAATGATTGGTGTTACTTCGGACGACGGGTCGAATAACCATGCACTAGCAAACGGGCCTTATTATGTAAACAGTGTTCCTAATTTAACAACTATACAGTATATTGCTAGAACTGCTGGAACTGTAGATGTTACCACAGATAACATCGAAGGATCAGTATATGTTAGACCAGATGCATTCTTTAGTCATAGACCTTATGACGGCGGAGTTGAACTAGGTACTGGAAGTCCACAACACGGCAACCAAGCTATACGTATGAGTAAAAAATATATTCGTTATCAATCAGGTAAAGGCGTAATGTATAACACTGGTGCTCTATTTGCTCCTAGTTTTGATATTCGAAGTTTAACATCTACTGGAACAACAGTTGGAAGTGTTATTACTGTTGCAACAGATGATAGTGACCACGGCTTACAAAGTGGCGCAACTGTAAGAATTAGCGGATGCCAAACTGTAGGATATGATGGTGATTATGTTGTTTCTAGTATTGTTGACGAAAGAACGTTCCGAGTTGTTGCAACAACGGCTCTAGGCGGAACTACAGGATCACTAGGATCTCAGTGTCAAGTATCTACATTATATTGGCACGGTGCTGTTGTAAGATCGGGATGTTTTGACGACCAAAATGGTATTTTTTGGCAATACGACGGTCAGCAAATGGCTGTGGGAAGAAGAACATCAACATTTCAATGTGCAGGAACTATTGCTGTAGCCCGTGACGGACATAGTATTACTGGAACAAATACTAGATTTAGAGATCAATTACAGGCAGGTGATCGAATAGTTATTAAAGGTATGACACACGTTGTAACAGATATTAGTAGTAATACTGCAATGAATATATCTCCAGGGTTTAGAGGTGTAGTTAATATAACAGGTACAAAAGTATCAAAGGTACAAGATTTAATTATTCCTCAAAACGAGTGGAATATTGATCGTTGTGACGGCACAGGACCCAGCGGTTACGAAATTGATGTAACAAAGATGCAAATGATCGGAATTCAATTTACTTGGTACGGTGCTGGATTTATTGATTGGATGTTGCGTGGTCCAGATGGCAACTATATATTCTGTCACAGATTAAAAGGTAACAACCTGAATACAGAAGCATATATGCGTACAGGTAATACTCCAGTTAGATATGAAGTATTAAACGAATCTGCTAGAAGTAAATTAGCTGCTAATATAAACTCAACTGTAACAGATATTGAATTAGATGACACAAAAGATTTCCCACAATCGGGCACTGTATATATTGCACCCGAAGTAATAAGTTATACATCAAAAAATGATACTACAAACACGCTTTCTGGTTGTACTAGAGCCGCTTCTCTAACCAACTTTGCAGGTGGTTCTTCCAGAACATATACCGGAGCAGCAGCATCTAGTCATACTGCTCAAGACGGTGTTATTTTAATATCAGGAACAACAAGTCCTATTATTAGTCACTGGGGTTCTGCTTATTTACTTGACGGAAAATTTGACGATGATCGTGGATATATCTTCTCATATCCAGCAGTAGGACTAGATCTAAGCACTACTAGACAAACAGCATTCTTAATTAGATTAGCCCCTAGTGTATCTAATGCAGTTACAGGCGATTTAGGAGAACGAGAACTACTTAATAGAGCACAGCTATTGTTAGATTCAGTATCTATTGCATCTGAAGCAAATGCATCAGGAGCGTTAGTTATTGAAGGAGTTATTAACCCACAAAACTATCCATCTAATCCCAATGGCATACAGTGGAACGGTTTGAATAACCCTACAGCAGGAGGACAACCAAGTTTTGCACAAATTGCACTAGGTTCATCGGTTGCATGGGAGGGCGGCGGCAGCTCGACAACTACTACTGCTACCATAGCAGGTCAGTTGAGTGCTAGTTTTACTTGTGTACTACCAGCAGACGATAGTCGTTATAATAACGATATTCAAAGTGGTAGAGACAGATTTTTCTTAACTGATTCAGACGCAGCAACAAGCGGAATTGAGGTAGGCGATGACGTTGGGAACAATTCATTTTTCCCTAGCGGAACTTTTATTGAGTCAATAGAAACAAATTGGAATAGTGATAGCGGAAATGTTACAAGATATAATACTTCGCAAGATGCAAATACTACTGTATCTAATGCTACAATTACGGTTGTAAAAGATAAAACAGCAGCAAGTTATAGTGGTTCAAACACATTGCCCTTTACCTCAACTTCCTGGACAGCTTCTGGAGCAAGTCAAGGTACTCGAGTTAGCCAAACTGAATTTCCATCTAACACACTTGTAGGTAGTGTAACATTAAAAAATATTGGTTCTACAAATTACTATCTTGTAACTTTTTCTCAGAGCTTCTCTGGGACACTAAATGCTGCCGGAACTGTAGAGTTTGACTTTACACAACCTCCGTATGCACAGCCAGGCGAAACGGTATTCTCATTCATTACAAATCCCGGTGAAAATGCTACATTAAGTTTAAAAGAGTTAAAAGAGTTAACCACAACTGCAATTGGCGGTCGCGGCACATTCCCTAATGGTCCTGATGTATTAGCAATTAATGTGTATAAAACTTCAGGTACTAACACAGTAGGAAATGTATTGTTAAGATGGAGCGAAGCGCAGGCTTAACCTGCGTCTCTTACAAATTTTTCTAAACGTAGTCTTAAACTAGCCATTTCAGTGATATATTCTTTTTGCTGTTTTGGCTTAATAAATCCATTAGCGTAACTGCTGTGAGACTCGTTGATTAAACTAGCATATCTCTCAAACTGTACTATAAGATTATTCATTTGACTTTTTGCTGCGGGCTGAGATATTTTTTCAGCCGTTGATTTATATCGTTCTAAGTCCTCAGCGAATCTGGCAATACTATGAAGTTTTAACATCTTGTTCTGTCTCAGGTGTTAACAAATAATAATCATTATCGTCAATTTTTCTATTACTAGCTTCGGTTATACTTCCGCTGCTTAAACATTCAATGCTAACTGGCATTAAACATGGCACATGAAAAACAGTACCTTCTTTCATATCAGCTTCAAACGATTTTCCGTTAGAGATATCAATATAACGTATCTTAAAAGTCCCGTCATTGATAAACCACGACTTAGATGCATTCTTATGGAAATGCATAGGAGTTTTACCTGGACCTCTAAACGATAAAATTCTTCCTGCGTAGCTGTCTGTTTCTGCCCAGACTACTTCGTATCCCCAACTGTGTTCTTTTACATTACTTGACATTTAAACCTCTAATAGATCTATTACTTGAAATACTGTTTCTAGTTTTACAAGATTAGTTTTATTTTGTAGTGTGTTACGTAATCCTTGATGTAAAGTTTTAGGCCATTTTCCAAAACTAACCCATGCATATCCATCGTGCTCGTTATTTAAAATTGGTAAAAATTCTTCTTTAACAACAATAAGATATGTATGAAAATTAAATTTAGAATCATTAGATACAAATGTTTCTAAGGGCATAACTTTTACAAAATTGGGAGTATTAGTTATTTCTTCTCGTATTTCTCTTTGTAATCCTTCAAAGGGAGTTTCACCGTTTTCGGTTCCGCCGCCTACAAGGCCCCAAGTACCAGCCGTTTTACCGTTAGCACGATGTAAGAATAAAAAACGTTTAGTATCTAGTGCATAGAATAACGCACCACTACCGATAATCTTGTCCATACAAGTAGTTATCCGTCTAAGCGTATAGTCCAGTCACCTTTGGCATATTCGCCGTCTACACTTAGTAGCCATTGGTCACCATCCCAGTAGTATTGTACCCCTGTATTTAGATTAGTAGTGTATAATGTTGTAATAGTAGTGCCATTATAAGGCAAATAATCCTTACTTGCATCAAACACAATATGCCAATTTGTACCATCATATTCGATAATATCGTTGGCACTCGCTACAAAGTCTGAATTATCTGTATTTTTCCAAGCATCTGCACCGTCTGCATTGCCAGTGTCGCCGATTCCGCCTAATAATAATAATCTTACACCGGCTTTACTAGTATCTGATTTAGGATCATATCTTAGAGGATCAATAATATAATCTACACTTGAATATTGATTTGCATCTCTTGCAGGACCTTCTATTGTATCATTACTAGGTAATGTATCTTTATCCCAATCTATAGAAAGTTTAGTTTCATCTAATGTATTAACTGTAAATCTTCCAGCAACTAGTCCTTGAATATCTGGCTTTCTTAAATATATAACACTAAGACCTGCTTGATACTTGCCTGTAAGTTCTCTAAAATAATCAGTCCATGTTAAATTGCTAGGCAAACCGTTGTCTAATATCTGTGCTTCACCATTTAGAATAAGAATTCTTTCTTGCAATGGATTTTTTACAATTGGTTTATTAATTCGTGTAACTTGTTTTCTTGGAGTTAATACTCCATCACCGTCATTTGGAAACGCTCCGGTATCAACTACTTCATTTTGCTCGCCACCATCTTCGAATGGTTGTGTATATCCACCAATACTAAACAAATTAGTACCTTCAAGCATTTTTTCAAAGTCGTAATATCCGTCGCCGTCAAATATACTAGTAACAATATTAGTAACAACACCAAGACGCTTAACCTTAGCAGGAGGACTAATATAAATCGGTGTACTAAATGTTAACTGTGCAACATCAATTTCACTGTCAACACCTACTGGTATTGAACGTGAACTAAAGTTTACTGAGTCTAACATTACGGTTGTTAAACTAGTCCAGTCTAAATAGTTGTCTGTTGTTTGAATATCTAAACTAGGATTAAACAACATAAGAATCTGCTCCATAATTTGCAGTTTCATATCTGTATTTGTTGCCCATATATCTGCATTCATTGTAAGTTTATACGGAGTAGGCATTAAACGTTCTACAGTATACTGACGTCCTTGCTCGTCTGTGTATTCGCCTGTATTAGTATCCTTAATACGCTCTCTAACATGTCTTTTATTTGTATAACTAGCATCTGATGTGCGCTCTCTATCCATC